GCTCGTGCGATGAGGAGCAGTTCATCAGCGTGCCCATCGTCATCGGTCACCGGGACCGGGTCGTCACCGCCCTGATGAGCGGCAACACCTCCAACCGATCCTTCAGCCTGCCGACGATGTCGGTCCACCTCCAGTCGCTGTCGATGGCTCCCGAGCGCCGCCGCAACCCGGGCATGCTAGACCAACGGACCACCCTGCCGGTCGGCGGCGTCTTCCCGGACGACCTGACGGTGGTGAAGCGGGCCTTCCCGATCCCCTTCAACTCGACCATCGAGCTCAGCATCTACACCTCCAACACGGACCAGCTCTACCAGATCCTGGAGCAGGTGCTCGTCCTCTTCAACCCGGACCTGCAGATCCAGAAGTCGGATGGCCCGTTTGACTGGACCCGTATCACCCGAGTGGAGCTGACCGACATCTCCAACGAGGAGAACTACCCCTCCTCCACCGACAAGCGCATCATCCAGTGGACCCTTTCCTTTGAGATGCCGATCTACCTCAGCGTGCCGATGGGCATCAAGGACGACCTTGTCCGGAAGATCGTCATCCAGATCGGCGACCTCGACAAGATCACCATCGACGAGGTCGATGTCACCGGCAACCTGACCCCGTTTGGAACACCGCTGGCCACCGTCATCATCGATGAGAAGGACCCGCAAGGTCCGGTACCACCGCAACCTCTGCCCCTGCCATGAAGCTCTACGAGTTGACCTACAGCGGCCGCCGAAAGATGCGGCATGTGAAGGACGGGTTGCGGGTCGAGATCTCAAAGGACGAGCGCTACGATGTCGTGCAGCACATCAAGAAGCAGCTGAAGCTCGATGGTGAGATCGGCATGTACGGCAACAAGGGCAACGGCACCGTCGTCTTCACCTCTCCAGAGCAGGCCACCACCTTCCCGTGCGAGATTCGAGTTGCCGTGCCGAAGGCCAACGACGCCTTCGACGAGACCAGCATGACAGGCAAGATCTATCCCAAGCTGGTGGCGGCGGCCATCCGAAAGGCCTTTGAGACGGCCATGGGCATCGAGGTCAGCCCGGTTCTTGATTCAGACCACCACGCCAACGCCCTCCGCTACATCGACTACAAGGTAGGTTGGGCCGGAAAGTAGCCCTCCACCGGTGACCGGAATCCGGTTGTGCCATAAATACCAGCATCGATCAATCAGAGTCACTCAGATCGGGTGACCATCGAAGGAGAAACTCACATGCCAGCAACCCTCGTCTCCCCAGGCGTAAGCGTCTCAGTAGACAACCAGAGCTACTACATCCCAGCAGCCGCGACGACGGTACCTGTCTTCTTCATCGCCACCAAGTCGGGCAAGAAGCAGATCGACAACATCACGCCAGCCGCCGGCACCCTGGAATATGGTGTCGTTCGCACCGTCACTTCCCGTGCACAGGCCCTGACGCTGTATGGAATCCCATCCTTCCGCTCCGACATCTCTGGCAACCAGTACCACGGTGACGCCCGCAACGAGTACGGTCTCCTGGCACTGCACCAGTTCCTGGAAGTCGCCGATCGCGCCTACGTCATCCGTGCCAACGTTGACCTGACCGACGAGCCCGTCAGCTTCATCAGCCTCGGCCTGCCGGTTGAGCAGCCTGGTTCCCGCGTTTACAACGGCCTTGGTACCGGTACCCTCGGTGTCGTTACGACCACATCCACCCAGGTTCGCCCGCAGACCATCACCGTTACCTTCACTTCACCGACCACCTACAGCGTCTCAGGCACCCTGAGCGGCTACGTTGGAACCGGAGCGGTCAACACGCCTTTCACCTCGACGGTGGTCGGCTTTACGGTTACCGCTGGCGCTACGTCCTTCGCAATCGGCGACAAGTTCACCTTCGCTCTGGTCTACGCTGGCACCGCAACTCCAGGTAACACAGGCAACGGTCTCCTCACTGGCCTGGTGGCTGACACCCTCGCCGTGCCTGAGACCTTCACCATCACCTTCACCTCGCCGACGGCCTTCACCGTTGACGGCACGGTCTCTGGTCCTGCTGGCACCGGCGTCCTCGGCTCGCCGTTCGACAACAACCGCCTGAACTTCATCGCCATCAACGGCACGACGCCGTTCGCAGTTGGTGACAGCTTCACGGTCACCGTCAGCACCGTCACCATCACCTCCCCGCTGGGTGCCAACGACGCTGCCAAGCGTCTGGCCATCGTCACGGCACTGCAGGCCGAGATCAACAGCAACACCGAGATTCGCTCGCCGCTGTATGAGTTCAACCTCATCACCTGCCCTGGCTACCACGAGGTCGTTGACGAGATGCTCTCCCTGAGCGTCGCTGTCAAGGAAGAAGCCCTCGTCATCGCTGATGTCCCTGGTGACAAGACGCCTGAACAGGCTGCCCAATGGGGTCTGACTTCGGCCCGCCAGGTCAACACCAACGTTGCCTACTACTACCCGTGGTGCCTTCTGTCCAACCTCGACGGCACCAACGTTCTTGGCGCTCCGAGCGGCACGGCTCTCCGCACCATCGCCTACAGCGACAACGTGGCCTACATCTGGGAAGCCCCAGCTGGCGTCACCCGCGGCGTCGTCACCGGCGTCTCGCAGGTCGGCTACTTCACTGGCACGGCCGGCACGGCAACGACCTTTATCGAGAGCAATCTCGGCGATGGTCAACGCGACAACCTGTACGAGTACGACAAGAACATCAACCCGATCGTCTTCTTCCCAGGTCGCGGCATCCTCGTCTGGGGCCAGAAGACCTCGGCACCGGCCGCATCGGCTCTCGACCGCATCAACGTCATGCGTCTCGTCATGTATCTCCGCCGTGCCCTCCGCAAGGGCGCCCTGCCGTTCGTCTTTGAGCCGAACGACCAGATCACCCGTGACAACCTGAAGGCAGCAGCCGACGCCGTCATGCATGACATCCTTGTCAAGCGCGGCCTGACCGACTACGCCTCCTACTGCGATACCAGCAACAACACCGACGATCGTATCGACCGCAATGAGCTCTGGCTCGACGTCGCCATCAAGCCGACGCGTGCTGCTGAGTTCATCTACATCCCGATCCACGTTGTTGGCACCTCAGCCACCATCTAAGGGTAGAACATGGCAACCGTCACCTACTCCTACACGCCTGGTCAGGCGGTCTTTGTCGTCAACGCCGCCACCTTTGGTATCGGCAAGGCAACGATCGTCTCGGTCCAGATCACCACCGACCCGCTCGTCAAGAAGTACACCGTCCAGTACATCAACAGCGCTCGGGTTTCGGCCATGGTCGATGAGAGCATGGTCTACCCTGACCTCGCAACGGCTCTCACTGCCTACGGAGCTCTCGTCAGCTAAGGATTTCGCGTAAGCGGTATGAAGACCTTCAAGCAGTTTCTTCAAGAAGAACCGTCGCATCTCGAACACGCTAAGAAGATCCCTGACGCTCCTGACTGGTCACCTGAACTTGCTGAAGGCGACTACCAGGTCGGCGGCAAGGTCACCTTCTCGGCCAAACATGGGCTCGGCGCAGTCCCTTTCAACCAATCCGTCTACTACCATGGACTGGTGGTTACCTGCCGTCCATCCACCTTCCTCAAGCTGGCGCTGCCACATGAGGGTCAACGTGAGAAGACGGCCAACGAGCTGGTGGATCTGGTGAAGGAAGGCTACGCCCTTGGTATCCCGTGGTTTGACATCTCCTTCCGTGACACCCACAAGGATCCAGAGGATCCACCCAAGATTACCGGCCATGAAGGTCGGGGTCGCATGATCGCCATCAAGAAGATCATGGGCGACGCCCTCATTCCTATCCACCTCATTCTTGGGGGTGGAGATCGTGCCCGCCACCTGACACCAGAACTTATCAAGATCCTCAAGGCGGGTGTCAGATCAGAACGTGTCGGCAGGCTCATCGAGCATCCCTTTGGGGCAGTCTACGTTGACGGTAAGAAGGTCTAAGCCCGCCATAGTGCCCGGACCGACCGGCGCCATAAATAGGACATCGCGGGCTAATAGCCCATCAAGGAGATAGAATGGCAACCCTGAGCAACTTTGGAATCCCCGGCGCTGGTCCAGGCATTCTGCATCCACGCCTGAAGAACAAGTTCCGCATCACCTTCCTCAACATCGGCCAAGCTGTTCCTGGTACCGCCAATGGTTCCAAGAACCTGACGATGCAGGTGACCAACATCACCCTGCCGAACCTGACGTTCGAAGAAGTGACGCTGCATCGCTACAACTCGACGGCCTACGTTGCCGGTAAGCACTCGTGGGAAGCCATCAACGTCACCGTTGAAGACGACATCACCGGCCTGGCCGCTACCGTCATCAAGGCCCAGCTCGAGACCCAGCAGCGCATCATCGGTGTCGACCTCGACGGCCGCTGGCTCAACACCGCCGCCACAGGTTCGGACTACAAGTTCGGCTGCAAGATCGACCAGCTCGACGGCAACGAAGGCGTCGTTCAGCAGTGGATCCTCGAGGGTGCCTACATCGCTTCCTCCGACTTCGGCGACCGTGACTACTCTGCTTCTGAAGCCGCCACCATCACGCTGTCGATTCGCTTTGACCACGCACGTCACATCGAGTCTGGCTCTGGCTACGGCACGGCCCTCGGCGGTAACGTCAACAACTAAGCCCTACCGGCTTTACGAAAGATGGGACCTACGGGTCCCATCTTCTTTGGTGGGGCCCATAAATAGCCCACATAGATGGGAACTTCATGGCTGATCTCACACAGCTCTTCAAGCAAACTGGTAGTGCCCTAGAACGCCAAGCGTCAAGTAGTTTCGGTGCCAAGACCGAGGACTTCGTGCGGGGCGCTATCAACCTGCCCGGGAGTACCTCGACCGGCGGGAAGCGTGAGCAGCTCGATCCAAACTCGCGGAAGATCTGGAACTCAACCTCCTATGCGGCTGCTCTGGCAGGATCGCTGGACACCCGGCCGAAGCTCAAGTTCCTCTTCAAGGTTCAGTTCAAGTTCTCCGATGATCAGCTGAGGGTCTATCCTGAGCTTCGTAACCAAGACTTCACCTTCATGGTGAAGCAGGCCGATCGTCCAAAGGTTGACTTCGAGTACGAGGAAGATGTCAACATCTACAACTTCCGCACGAAAGCGCTCAAGCGCATCCGTCACCGCCCACTGACGCTTGTCATGTACGACGATACCGGCAACCGGGTGTTTGACTTCTTTCGTACCTTAATGTTCATCTACTCGCCGATCACTGGTGATACCTCTGCGGCCAACGGCACCAAGATCGCCATGAGCCGCGACGGTAACATCGATGCCTGGCCCGATTCCAAGAAGTGGCAGAACCCAGCCTGGAACGGTAAGCACCGGGCCGTTGTCAACGGCAATGCCGGTTCGGCCATCGAGTGCATCCGCCTCATGCAGTTCTTTGTAGATCCTGGCAAGTCAGGTGCCAACAAGGACAAAGCCGTCAAGATGACCTACTACGACTTTGTCAATCCACGGCTAGAGAGCTTTGACTTCGATGACCTCTCGCATGATGCCTCGGACCCTAGCATCTTGACCCTTCAGTTTGACTACGACTGGATGGAAATGGTAAAGAACGACGGCGTGCAGAAGACGCCAGGTCCGCTCTATCCATTTACCCCGCCATCCACGCTTGGACTGGCAGCTGGTAGCGAGGCCGTGCCGACCGACATCCTACAAGGCAACAACTTCGATACCACCATCACGCAGGGCAACAAGGCAACCGACACTGGTCGCAACAACCCCTTCCTCAACATCCTGACACAGAGCACGGGTAGAGGAGCACAGGAGCTTACCTCGTCTCTAGTCAATCGCGCAACGAGCAGCATCGTTGGTGTTGGCGGCGGCCGCTTCGCTAACACGACCGTTGGACGTATCTTCTCATCATCTGTCTCTAACGTGGGCACCAGCATCGGCGGTTCAGTTGGTGGCCTGGTCGACGGTGCCTCAAAGGACATCCTTGGTGGTATCGGCAGCTTCGCAAAGAGCACGGCCACTCGGGTCACAGCACCTTCCATCATCGCGGACAGCACTACCTCTGGCACGGATACCGCCCTCAAAGTCGTAAGCAGCTCAACAGGATACGGGCCTATCGACCCGGCTGGAGCCTAAGATGGCAAGAGCCTACGCCTCTGGTCGCTTCATTCCACAGAACCCGCAGAAGTATGTTGGCAATGCCGGCAAGATCATGTTTCGCAGCTCATGGGAATACGCCTTCATGAAGTGGCTGGATCAGAACGCCGCTATCCTCCGTTGGGGCTCCGAGGAGCTTGCCA